CGACAGCCCCGGCGGCAGCGTGTATGGCGTTGCCGAACTCGCCTCGGAGATCGTCAAGGCCCGAGCCCAGAAGCCTGTGGTGGCTGTGGCCAACAGCCTGGCTGCCTCGGCGGCTTACTGGATTGGCTGCTCGGCCAGTGAGTTCTATGCCACCCCTGGTGGTGAGGTGGGCTCCATTGGTGTGTGGCAGGCGCACTTTGACTATTCGAAAGCGCTGGAAGAGGAGGGCATCAAAACCACCCTGGTCTCGGCTGGCAAGTTCAAGGTCGAGGGCAACCCCTATGTGCCGCTGGATCCCGAGGCTCAGGCCTTCATGCAGTCTCGTGTGGACGACTACTACAACGCCTTCATACAGGCTGTAGCTGTTGGCCGGGGCGTGTCGGTCGACGATGTCCGAAATGGCATGGGCGAAGGCCGGGTGCTCGGAGCTGATGCTGCCATGGCGCAGCGCATGGTCGATGGCATCGCATCCTTTGACGATGTTCTGGCCCGCATGCAGGCCAAGGTCACAGGCAACGCCGTTCGCAGCCAGCCTCAGAAAAGCCATTCCCGCCTGAAACAGGCGAGAGACGCTCTTGCACTGGTTTGATGCTGGTCTGATTTCAACCCTTTCCCTTGCAGCCCTCCGTTGAGGGCTGCGCCCCCCTGCGACCCGTTGGTCGTGATCCCTGTCGCCGCCTTGAGTCATTTCGACCAGGCGGCTTTTTCATTTCTGGAGATAAACCAATGAGCAAGCAATTGCGTGAGCTTCAAGCTCGCAAAGCCACCCTGGTCAAGGACGCACGCGCCCTGACCGACATCGCTGCCGCCGAGCAGCGCGACATGAACGACGAAGAGGTTGCAGCCTTCGAGGCCCTCACGGCTTCCGTGATCACGGTGGTGGATAACGCCGCCGCTGACCCCAAGCACGGCTTCAAGAGTGTGGGCGACTTCCTCAAGACCGTGCGCCAGGCGCAAAACCCCGGCGCCTCCATTGATGAGCGTCTGTTGATCGGCTCGGGCCGAAACGCAGTGGCGCCTGCCACCTTCGGAAATGAAGGATCGGCCCAGGACGGCGGCTTTCTGGTGCCGCCTCAGTTCGCCCAGGAAATCTTCCAGTTGTCTTTGGGCGAGGACTCCCTGCTGCCCATGACCGACAACGTGGAGATCACGGGCAACACCATGGCCTTCCCCAAGGATGAGACCACGCCCTGGGGCACCAACGGCATCCGTGCCTACTGGCAAGGTGAAGCGGCTTCTGCCATCGGTACCAAGCCGGTGCTGGGCCTGTCGACGCTGCGCCTCAAAAAGCTCATGGCCCTGGTGCCGGTGACCGACGAGTTGCTGGACGACACCAATGCCCTGTCGACCTACCTGCCCGACAAGATCGCCACTTCCATTCGCTGGAAGACCAACGAGTCGATCCTGTTTGGCTCGGGTACTGGCCTGCCGGTGGGTTGCATGAGCAACGCCACCACGGTGACCGTTGCCAAAGAGTCGGGTCAGGCCACGCAGACGCTCTTGGCCCAGAACCTGGCCAAGATGATCTCGCGCTTGCCCCCAGGCTCGTTTGGCAAGTCGGTCTGGATCGTCAACAACGACGTGCTCCCGGCGCTCTTCACGCTGACCCTGGGCAACTACCCGATCTATCTGCCCACCGGCATGAACCCGGGTGGCATTCAGGTCTCGCCCTACGGCACGCTTCTTGGCCGCCCGGTGATCGTCTCCCAGCACGCCAACACCTTCTCCTCTGCAGGCGATGTGCTCCTGGCGGACCTCTCGTACTACCAGACCATCACCAAGGCAGGTGGCATGCAGACGGCCACTTCCATGCACCTGTATTTCGATGCGGACCTCACAGCTTTCCGCACCACGTTCCGAATGGATGGCCAATCCAAGATCGCTGCGCCGATCACCCCCGCCAAGGGCAACACGACCATGTCGCCCTTTGTCCAACTGGGCGCTCGCTGATCAGGCGCCTGACCATCAAGGAGAAATCACATGTTTCCCAATGCAAAAGGCAGCGAGCTGTTCTCGGTTCTGGCCACCATCGACCCGGCCAGCCAGGCCGTCGGCACCACCTCTACCGGCTGGATCTCGGCCGGTAACCACCACAACCTGCTGGCGCTCATCCAAAGCGGCGCTCTGGGCACGGGCGCCACGCTGGACGCCAAGCTCCAGCAAGCCCAGGATGCCTCGGGCACCGGTGCCAAGGACCTGACGGGCAAGGCCATCACACAGTTCACCCAAGCTGCCAGTGGCTCGGCCAAGCAGGCGCTGATCAATCTGCGCCCGGATGACCTGGATGTGACCAACGGCTATGCCTTCGTGCGCCTGTCGGTGACAGTGGGCGTGGCCGCCAGTCTGACCGCAGCCCAGGTGCTTGGTGTCAACCCCCGGTTTGCGCCGGGCGACGCCAATAACCAGGCCGCTGTGGTCCAGGTGGTCTAAGGTATCGGGGAGAGCAATGCATGCCTATGCAGTTGATCACCCCGCCTGCAGGAGAGCCGGTTTCGCTTGCCGAAGCCAAGCTCCACCTGCGGGTGGATTTCGATGACGACGACAGCCTGATTCAGGTCCTCATCTCGGCTGCCCGACAGGCGGCCGAGACCTTGACCAATAGGCAACTTGTCACCGCGCGCTGGCGGATGGTGCTCGACAGCTTTCCAGGACCGAGCCTGATGGGTGTGCCCGCAGGTCAGACCTTTACGCTGCCCGGGCACGCTGTGTTGCTGCCCAAATCGCCCGTGCAGTCGGTGGTGGAAATCCGCTATCTGGACATGGCGGGTGCCTGGCAGGTCATGCCTGCAGCGAACTACACCGTTGACAGCGCTTGCGAGCCTGCCCGCATCACTCCCGTGTTCGGGCAGATCTGGCCGATCGCCTTGCCTCAGATCGGGGCCGTGAGCGTGATCTTTGATGCCGGATATGGCGACGCTTTGGCCGTGCCCGAGGGCATCAAGACATGGATCAAGCTGCGCCTGGGCTCTCTGTACGTTCACCGCGAGGAGGTGGCATCGATGACTCGGGGGCGTATTGACCCCTTGCCCTTCATTGATGGCCTGCTCGATCCCTACAAGGTACCTTTGATATGAGGCCTCTATGAACCCGATCGGAGCCGGAACGCTGGGCCGCCGCATCAAGATCCAGCGCCCCAGTACCGTCAAAGACAGCGTGGGTGCGCCCAGTCGGACATGGATCGATGTGGCCACCGTGTGGGCAGACATCCAGCCTTTGTCCGGACGAGAGGCTGTGATCGCCAGCCGCATCTCGGCCGAACTCACGCACCAGATCACGGTGCGCTACCAGAGCATTTTTGACAACCCTCAGCTGGTGGCCCAGTACAGGGTGCTCTACAAGTCGCGGATCTTCAACATCCATTCGGCCCTGAACGAGGACGAGAAACGCGTCCTGATCATCCTACTGGCCAGCGAGGGTCTGGACGATGGCTAAGCATGAACGTTTCAAGGTGGAGGGCTTGGCTGAATTGGCCAAAGCCCTGCGCGAATTGCCTGACCGGGTAGCCAAGAACGGTCTGCGCGTCTCGGTCTATGCCGGAGCCAAGGTCATCCGCGATGAAGCCCGCATGCGTGCGCCGAAAGCGGCCGAAGTCCTGGGACCGAATCAGCCGCCACCGGGCACGCTCAAGCGCTCGGTGATCATGAAACAGATCCCTGAGCTCTCCAGCCTCACACGTCAGACCTTCTTTGTGACGGTGCGACACGGCAAGAAGTACCGCAAGCAAGGCAAGAAGGGCAACCTCTCGCAAGATGCCTGGTACTGGCGTTTCGTGGAGTTTGGCACCCGAAAAATGCGCGCGCGGCCATTTCTGAGGCCTGCCCTGGAAGCCAAGCGGCGTGAAGCGGTGCAGGCGATGAAGGACCGATTGAGTGAGCGTATCGAGCTGGAAGCCAAGAACCTTTACAGAGGTCAGCAGAGGAAGTAGCCATGCAGGATTTCTTTGACGCCATCAAGGATCTGGCCGGTGGTGAGGTCTACGCGCTTGTTGCTGCAGAAAACACCCAGTACCCGGCCATCGTCTACACGCCCATCGTGCAGGAGCACATTTTTGGCATCGATGGACCGCATGGCCTGCAGCGCGTGCGCGTGCAGGTCGACACCTACGCCAGAACGTACCAGGAGGCCTTGCACCTGCAAGACCAGGTCCTGGCTGCGCTGCTGGCGGACAAGAGCACCGTCGCCGATGTGCGCATGGGGCTCAGTGAATTTGAAGATCAGGCCCGGCTGTACCGGGTGAGCGTGGACTACACCTACCACCGGCCGGTGGGTTCACCGTGAAACAAGGAGCATCTGCATGAGCAGCACCGCAATCACCGCGCAGGGCATTGCCATTGCCCGGTTTGGCACCACCGCCTTTGAAACCATCCCCAACGTGGTCTCGTTTCAAGGCCCTGGCGGGCAGGCCGCCGTGATCGACGTGACCAATCTGGCGTCCACCGCCAAGGAAAAGCGCGTGGGCCTGCGCGACGAGGGTCAACTTTCCCTGACCTTGCACTACAACCCC